AACTCGTACAGCCCGCGCCGTTCGTGGGCTGAGGTGTTGGTTCGCTACGGCGCGCTGCTGCCCGAGGCGCCTGCCCTCAACCCCGCGCGCATCCCCGAGCCGCCGCGCGTGACCGCGGAGATGACGAAGCGCAAGGCGCTGCGCACGATCGCGCTCGGGTTCCGTGCGGCGATGGAGCACGCGCACGGCAGCGCCGGCAAGATGCTCTCAGAGGTGCTGGACCCGGATCGCGATGCGATCCTCCAGACGAAGTATCTGACGACGCTGCTCGACGCGATCCCGCTGCTGATCGAGTACAAGATCCCTCCGGCCCCGTGGACGGCGTTCTCCGTCATGGTGTGGCGGAAGTACGTGATGCAGGGCCCGCGCGCGTGGAACGCGGTTCCATCGAAGGCGCGGAAGCCGCGCGCCGGTATGCCGCCGAACCCGACGTGGGTCTTCGCGACGCAGCGGCTCGAAGCGCGCGCTGAGTGGTTCGCATGGCACGAAGCCAACTACCGCGGCGGTCGCGTCCTGCTGAGCGACGGGCATCGCCGGTTGATCGATCGCTACGAACGCCTCAAGGACGCGATCCTCGACGAGCCCGACCTCTCCGAAGAGCGCGTCCGCGCGCTCGTGGAGAAGCACCTTCCCCGCTCCCTGGGGCAACGCATGGCGCAAGCCGTGCAGCGGGACTACGACTTCCAGCAAGACGAGCTCAACGCCCGTGCCGAGCATGGCGAGTGGCTCTGGTGAGGAGAGCGTGGCCGACACGTCGTACAAGTTCGATCCTGCCTTCGAGGCCGTCATCGTCGCCGCGATGCTGCGCTACCCCAAGTTCTACGGCTCGATCGGCCACGCGATCGAGCCCGCTGGCTTGGAGGACAGCACGAACCAACTGATCGTGAAGGCGGTGCGCGCTATCGCGAAGGACACGGGCAGCCCGCCGAGCGACATGCGCACGCTGCTCCAGCGCGTGCACCGTTGGGAGGAGGACGGGAACGTCACGCAGGCGCAGACCAACGCCGTCGTCGACTTCGTGTTGGAGCCGATCAGGCTTCCGCCGGTCGAGGAGATCGTCGCCGAGGTCAAGCCCGTGTTGCAGCGCAGGTTGCAGACCGAGGCGGTGCGCGCGGCGATCGCCGAGCACGCGAAGCGCGGCGACTTCGCCTCCGTCAAGCGGCTGTTGCACCAGGCCGAGTCGCTCGGAGAGATCGATGCCGGCGTCGGGCTGCGGCTCGGCGAAGCGCTCTTCCCGGAGATCGAGGCGCAGCACGCCGCTGACCGCCTGCCTACGGGCATCGAGGAGCTCGACATTGGGCTCGACGGTGGGCTGCCGCGTGGGTGCCTGGGCGCCTTCGCTGCGCCTCCGGGTGGCGGCAAGAGCATGTTCCTGAACCACGTCACCGCGAAGGCTGCGCGCAAGGGCTACTTCGTCTGCGTGGCGTCACTAGAGATCAATCGAGCAGGCTGGCTCACGCGGCTCGTCGCGAACCTGACCGGCGAGCCCATCACGAAGATCGCCAGCACCGACTTCGCCAGAGCACGGCGCCTGCTGAACAAGATGTACCCGGTGCTCGGGACGGTGATCGTCAAGGACTTCCCCGCCAAGCTCACTTCGATGAAGGACATCACGAAGTGGGTCGACGAGTGCGCCGAGGAGGAGGGCCACCAGCCGCACCTGCTCGTCGTCGACTACGCCGACAAGTGCAAGAGCCACCTCGCCGACGACGCGCGGCGCGGGGACTACGACTCGCAGGGAACGATCTACGAGACGATGCGCCTGTTCGTTCACGAGCGGCAGATGTGGGGCTGGACTGCGTCGCAGCCACGCCGCGGCGCGACGAAGGAGAAGCGACGCCGCATCGAGCTCGACGATCTGGCCGAGTCGAACAAGAAGGCGCACGTTGTCGATCTGCTGATCACGGGCAATCGACAGGAAGATCAGATTGACTACTTCGTCGCCAAGTTCCGCTACGGCAAGAGCGACTTCGCTGTCGGCCCGCTCCCGCACGCGTGGGAAGTTGGGCAGATGGTTCCGGTGGTGGGCACGTGAGCACGACGATCCCCGACATGGACGCAGCCCGCGCGCTGGTCGCGCACGTCTGGACGCACCGCGGAAGCGGTGCGGTCTTCCACGAGGATGCGCGTCTGGTCGCCGCGACCGTAGCTCGCGTGTGGGGCTTGAAGAACGTGCACCGGCTGCGCAAGATCGGTCTTCGCGTTGCGCGTCCGCTGCGCCGCATCGGCAGCGATAGGTGGAAGCCCTGCGACTTCGACGTCGTCGTCGGGGTCGTTGACCGGGTGCGGTTCCGCCTATGGGTCGAGAAGCATGGCCTCGACAGCGCGCTCGCTGCCGTCGAGGTCGAGGAGGCGCTTCGTGGAGACGAGTGACCCCGGTGTCGAGCGGCCGGATCCTCTTGATCAGATCGCGGAGCCCGAGAAGGCGCTCGTGCGGCTGGTGGCCGAACTCGGCCACCAGCTGTTGCTGAACAAGGAGACGCGCCTCCGCGACATCTGCATCGACGTCCGCACGCTCGCGACCATTGGCCTGAACCCGGCTCGCGCGTGCAAGATCGGATTTTCCTCGCGCATAGGCGTGAGCGGGCATCTGGTTTCTACGCCACGTGGGGACATCCCCGCACCGTTCGCGGTCTGGTTGCTGGAGCCGCAACGCTTCCGCGCGTGGCTTCGCAAGAAGCGCCCCGAGCTCCTGCCCATCTACGATGCTGCGGTCGTCGAGACGCTGCTGGCGGGTTCGCGATGAGTCGTGCCGACAAGAACGCGCGCGTCGAGGCGGCGCTTGGGTCTGCGATCCGCGGCCCGCAGTGGTGGCGCATCGAGTGCCCCTTCTGCCTGGACGACGGGCATCGCGATCGGAAGAAGTCGCTCGGCGTCTCGGCTTCCACTGGCTTCTACGAGTGCTTCCGCTGCGGTGCGCGTGGGCGTCTCGAAGGCCCGCCCGACCCGTCGGCCGTGCGCGAAGCGAGCGCGCAGACCATCGAGGAGCTCCGCGCGATGGAGCCCCCGCCCGAGTACATCCCCCTCTGGCGGGGCTCGGGCCTGCGCGCTGCGTCCCTCGAACCGGCCCGCGACTACTTGCGCGGTCGTGGGCTCGACCTCCCCCTCTGGCGCGACTTCCAGCTTGGCGCAGCGATCGATGGGTACTGGGCTGGGCGCGTGATCATCCCCGCCCTCTCGCCCGACGAAGACGACCCCGTCTGGCTCGGCTGGATCGCGCGTCTCTGGTGCAACCCGTCGCGGCGCGCCGAGGGCCCGGCGAGCATGAAGTACCTCTACCCCAAGGGCATGCAGCGTGGCGTCACGTTCTGGAATCACCGTGCGCTCTTCGCGGACACCGACGAGCCGGTCATGGTGATGGAGGGCGCGCTCGACGCGATCGGCTACGGGCAGGATGCCGTCGCCTGCCTGGGCAAGCTCTCGCATCTGCAGACCGACGCCCTGCTCGCCTGCAAGCGCCCGATCTCCATCGTCCTCGACGGCGATGCTTGGCAGGAGTCCTGGGCGATCGCGATGCGCTTGCGCTTCGAGGGCCAGCGCGCAGGCTACGTGCGTCTTCCCCCGCGCGTCGACCCCGATGAAGTGGACAAGGACTGGCTGCGCGCCGAGGCGCGCAAGTCGCTGGAGGTGGTGCTATGAAGATCAGTGAAGCGCGTAGCTGGGCACGGTGCAACGACTACCTCCGTGCCGCGAAGCGGCTTCAGGATCGTGTGCGCTCGCGGCGCCGGGTCGTCAACGTCGCGATCTAGGAGATTTCGGACATGCTGATCGACGAAGCGATGCGGCTCGAAAGCTCGCTGCGCGGAAAGGAAGAGGACCGATGAAGAAGAGCATGATCGTGGTGGCGCTGCTCCTGGTGGGGTGCCCAGCCCCGCCCGTGTGCACGCCGAACGAGACGCGGTGCATGGCGGACGCCGAGCGCGCCGAGGTCTGCGACTCGCGTGGGCAGTGGGTGCTCGTCGCCGACTGCCTGCAGATCGAGCAGCACTCCGGTGGGGAGTGGCGCTGCGCGGAGACGCGCGGCGACGAAGGGCCGATCCACGCGTGCCTTCCGAACGAGGTGCCGTGATGGCGCTCAACGCACAGTTGGTGCGCGACTTCTACGCGCACATGACGCAGCGCTTCGGCGCTCGCGTCGTGCCGAAGGGGAGCGCGCTGGAGATGAAGCTCGCTGCCGAGTTCCTGGAGCTCGGGCGCCTGTTCGGCATGGAGCTTCCCGATCGCGAGTCGTTCGCGTCGTACTACGTGACGACCTTCGGCTCGACGATCTACACGCCGTTCAAGCCGGGTGAGCCCATGGACGTGTGGGACCTCTGGTCCCAGATCGAAGTGCTCGCGCACGAGTGCGAGCACGTGGATCAGAAGCGACGCCGTGCGCACGGTGCGCACGAGCTCGACTATCTGACGAGCACGCCGAAGCGCGCGCACATCGAGGCCGAGGCGTACCGCGTGAACATGGAGCTCATGGTCTGGCGCTACGGCCGCCTCAACGCCGACGCGCCGCACCTCCTCGCGCGCAAGCTCAAGGACTACGGATGCTCGGTCGAGGATGTGCTCTTCGTCGAGCGCCATCTGCGGTCGAGCATGACCAGCGTGAGCAACGGAGCAGTGATCAGCGTCGCTGCGTACGAGGCGCTCCGCTGGCTGGAGCAGCGCGCGCCCGAGCTCCGCGCCAGCGACGCGCCCACGAGGTTGCGCCCATGAGCAGCGATGTGCGCGTGGGGCGCGCGTGCCCGCACTGCCGCGCCGGACAGCAGCGGCTCACTCCCGACGGCTGGATGTGCGTCGGGTGCGCGCGGCTCGTCGAGCCCGAGCCCGTCGAGCGGGGCCGCAAGTTCGACACCGAGAAGACGCGCTACGATCTCATCCCGCCGCTCGCCCTCGATGCGTTCGCGCGCGTGCTCACGTTCGGCGCGCGCAAGTACGCGCCGGACAACTGGCGGCACGTCGAGGGGCGGCGATGGCGGTACTTCTCCGCGGCGATGCGCCACCTCTGGGCGTGGTGGCGCGGCGAGAAGACCGACGCCGAAACGGGCGAGTCGCACCTGGCATGCGCCATGTGCTGCGTCGCCTTCCTCCTCGACGAAGAGGAGGCCACCCGCCTTGACACCAGCGATCGACAGCAGTAGGGTCGATCGCTCCAAAATCTAGTCGCCGCGCGTAAGGCTTGGTGGCTGGAACCCCACTTCGTTCCAAGGAGAGACATCATGTCCGAGACGACGATCGAGATCGACAGCGGCGAGCAGAAGCCCGCGAAGAAGGCGAGCGCGAAGATCGAGCCGAAGCCCGCGGCCCCGAAGGCGAAGGCCAAGGCCGAGCCCAAGGCGAAGAAGGAGCCGAAGGCGAAGAAGGAGCCGAAGGCGAAGAAGGAGCCGAAGGCGAAGAAGGAGCCCACGCGCAAGCGGTTCACCGTGGCGCTGACCGGCGAGTCCTACTCGGTCAAGATCGACAAGGCGTACGAGAAGATGATCGCCTCGTTCGCCAAGCGCTACGACTTCGAGACGGCGACCGACGCCATGAACGATCTGCTCAAGGTGGCCTTCGGCCGCCTCGCCGCGCTCAAGAAGTGGCAGGACAAGCAGCCGAGCGAGTGAGCTCGGCGCGCGGGTCGTTGCCTGCGCTCTGCCCTGGAGCTCGCTCCAGGGCAGACCCAAGGCTGCGAACTAGGAGGATCATATGCAGGGGAAGGGAACGCTGCTCTTGGAGCACGCGATCGCGGGAGTCGTGCACCACACGTCGGCGAGCGATCTCGCGGAGCTCCGCGACGGCGACACGCTCGCGCTGGTTCGTGAGCCCGACAATCGTTACGATCGGAGCGCCGTGCGCATCGACACGCTGGGCGGCGTCAAGCTCGGCTACGTCCCGCGCACCTACTCCGGCATGGTGGCTGCGCTCATCGACTCTGGTAAGCTCGTGCTCCGCGCGGAGGTCGGCGACTGGATCGAGCCGAAGAAGGCGATCTGCTACTTCCGCCTTTACCTCACGTGATCAAAAACTCGGCAGGCTCGCGTAAGCCTTACTTGCGTCCGCCGATCGAGGCGTCTGCAACAGGAGAGACAAGATGAAGATCGAAAAGCTGGTCGACTACACCATCCACTACAGGCACGAGACGAGCAAGGTGTCGCTGCACGTCTCGATCGAGCTCGACTCGGTCGCGAGCGCGGCGAAGCTCGTCGAGACGCTCGGCGCGAGCGTCGGTGGGGGCTGGAACCTCTCGGGGGCCGGCAGCGCCGCCGACGACGCCCCGGCGAAGCCCGCCAAGGCTGCGAAGGTGAAGCCCGCGGACGACGACGAGGAGGAGCCGGCCAAGCCCGCGAAGCCCGCCGCCGCGAAGCCCGCCGCCGCGAAGCCCGCCGCGAAGCCCGTGGACGAGGAGGAGGAGGAGGACGAGCCCGAGGACGACGAGGAGGATGCGGACGACGCGGAGGACGACGAGGATGAGGCTCCGCCCCCGCCGCCCGAGGGCGGCAAGGTGAAGATCACGGCCGACGACGTCAAGGCGCTCAAGGAGACGAAGAAGCTCCGCGAGGTGCTGGAGTACCTCGTGAAGAAGGGCATCCGCACCAAGGCCGGTCTGCTCAAGGCCAGCCACGCCCTCAAGGCGCAGGTCCCGGTGCTCGGCCGCATCGAGGATCTCGACGAGCGCGTCCCGAGCGCCATCGAGCTCCTCGATCCCTCGATCAAGTGATCGAGCGCGGGTGCTCGTGGCCCGCGTGCTGCGCTAGATCCTACTTCTCTGCTCACATTCGGCCTCACCGGATGATTTCAGCGCGGCGCATCGAACGCGTGGCAGAAGCGATGCATAGCGATCTAGCGCAGCACGGAGGCCACGATCAATGAGACGACTCCAACTGTACCCCGAGCTTCCGCAGGCAGCGGTGGCTCGGGTTGCCGCACGCCAGCACGACTCGGACTGCAAGCTCTGCTCGGCGCGCACGGACCGGACCCGCACGGTGTGCTTCCGCGGGGAGGGCACGCCGGGAGGGCTGCTGTTCATCGGCGAGACGCCGACGCGTACGGAGGACCAGATCGGGCGCCCGTTCACCGATGGCGTCGGTCGCTACATCCGCGGGCTGCTCGCCGCCGCGTGGAAGGGTCCCATCGCGCTCGATTACGCCGTGCGCTGCACGGCCGGTCGCGACATCGACGAAGAGTGGATCGACGCGTGCCGCGGCTACATGCGCACCATGATCCAGCAGGTGCAGCCCAAGCGCATCATCGCGATGGGCAACGCCGCGGTGCTCTCCGTGCTCGGCCAGCGCCCTCCGCTGATCTACGCGCGGCGTGGCTTCGGCTGGTACTTCAACGAGCTCGACGAAGCGATCCCCGTCTTCCTGCTGACGCCCGCTGCGAACGCGCTGCGCAACCGCTTCGACAAGGCACAGTTCGAGTCTGATCTCGCCTGGGCAGTCAACGCCGACGTCGAGGAGCCGGATTGGTCCGCGGCTACGTGGCTGGTCGAGAACGCCGACGACGCGCGCCGCGCCGTGGACGACGCGCTCTCGTGGGACAGCGGGTTCACGTACGACGTCGAGACGTCGGGCCGCATGGCGAATCGCGACTTCCTGATCGAGTCGCTCACGGTCGCGCCGACGTTCGACGACTGGAACGCGTACACCTGGACGCGCGAGGCGTTGCGCGACGCGGGTGCATGCGCCGAGCTTCGCCGACTGCTGGAGAGTCGCCAGGGGATCGACACGCAGAACGGGAAGTACGATGACCGCTCGGTCGCGAGCTACAAGCCGATCGGCGCCGACGTGCGCGGCACGCGGTACGACACGCGGCTCATGCGCAAGCTGCGCGAGCCGGCGTCGGCGGCCAGCCTCGATGTGCTCGGTTGGCTCGTTGGGCTCGGCGGCCACAAGGCCGAGGCGACGCGCGCGACCGACTCGATCTGCAAGGAGCTTCGGCGTCTCGCGACGCCCAAGCACACGCTGACGCCGACCGGCAAGGTGCGCAAGATCGCGCCGCCTGCCTTCCACGCGAAGGAGGGACACCTGCAGCAGATCGCCGCTGGGCAGGACGCCGAAGCGTTCATGTTCCACTACGTCGAGCCGTCGCTGCTCTACCGCTACAACGCGCGCGACGTGCTCGTCACGCGGCGGACGGCGCAGATGCTTGAGCCGCTTGTCCGCTCGGACGCGCGCACCGACCGCGTCTGGCGCGAGCTCACGCAGCCGGCGTCGGTCGCCGTCCGCTACATGGAGCAGTGGGGCATCCCGTGCGACCGCGACGCGGTGCAGAACCTCTCCGCGTACTGCAAGGCGAAGATCGCCGATGCGCAGAGTCGGATCGACAAGTACAAGCCGGGGCTGAACCCGAACAGCCCGAAGCAGGTAGCCGAGTACCTCTACGACGAGCTCGGGCTCAAGTGCACGAAGGAGACGAAGAGCGGCGGGCGCAGCACCGATGCAGACGCGCTCGAAGCGCTCGCGGGCAAGCACCCGGTCATCCAAGCGCTGATCGACAAGCGGAAGTACGTCAAGATGGACGGCACGTACGCCGAGGGCATGTTGCCGCACATCCAGGAGGACGGGCGTATCCATCCGTCGATCCTGATCGACGGAACGGGCACGGGGCGGTACTCGTGCGCCGATCCCAACCTGCAGAACCTTCCGCGCGCGGAGGCCGACGAGCACAACCCCGACGCCGCGATGGTCCGCAACTGCTTCGTGTCGTTGCCGGGGTGGCTGCTGCTGGAGCTCGACTACTCGCAGATCGAGCTCCGCGTGATGGCCATCTTGAGCGGCGACCCCGTGATGGCTGCCGACTTCGAGTCGGGCGTCGACATCCACATGAACAACGCCACGCTGTCGTGCGAGGCGGCGTTCAAGATCCCTCGGGCGACGTGGGACAAGATGACGAAGGAGCAGCGCAAGCCGTACCGCTCGAAGATCAAGTCGGCGACGTTCGCCAAGCCGTACGGGAAGAAGCCGCGCACGCTCGCGAAGGAGTGGGGCGTGCCGGTCGCGGAGGCCGAGGCGATCGACCGCGCCATCTGGGGCCGCTACAAGGTCTTCGACAAGTGGGCGCAGGATCAGATCTCGCGCGTGCGCAAGCTCGGCTACGTCGAGACGTGGTGGGACGGCGCCCCGGCGATGCGCCGCCCGCTGCACGAGATCGGTTCGAGCGAGGACGGCATCCGCGTCCACGCGGAGAACGCGGCGATCAACACGCCGGTCCAGGGTACGGCGGCGCACTTCATGTCGGCTTCGATTCCGCGCGTCGTCCGTATGATCCACAACGAGTACCGCGGGCGCGCCGAGGCCGTGCTCACGGTGCACGACTCGCTGGTGCTGCACGTGCGCGAGAAGCTGCTCTCCGAGCTCGCGCACCGTACGCGTGAGATCATGCTCAGCCACAACAGCGCCGGCGTCCGCATCGACGTCGAGGCGAAGTACGGAACGGCGTATGGATCTCTCCAAGACTTCAAGTTTGCCGCGTGACGCGCTGCGCGCGCTCCTCTCGGGCGGGGCCGGCAGCGAGCCCACGAACGAGAGCGTGCAGCAGTGGTGCGCGCTCGTGACGAAGGCGCAGATGCTCGGGCAGGGCGGCACGGCGATCTTCTGTCACAACTGGGCTGCGCATGAGCTCTCGTGGCACCACGGGAACCACCCGCGGGCGCAGGACTACCGCAAGGCCATGGGCGAGTTCTTCACGCTGCGCCCGCGCTCGACGAGTTGTACGGCGATCGAAGGTGTGCGCACGGTCGCGCATTTCGACATCGTGCTCGACGTGTTCGCGAGCGCCGACGTCACGAACGCGCTCTTGCGGATGTAGCTGCGGCGTGATGAAATCCCAGACGTTCCGCGTAAGGCATTGGCCGCTGGCCGTAGCCGAGGAGAGAACATGAAGAAGCAGAAGACCGAGGTCGCAGACCCGCGCAACGAAGTGCTCGACCAGATGCGGATCAACCCGCTGGCACTCGACGAGGGGTTCACCAAGATCGCCGTCCAGTTGGCGACCCACAATGAGCGCTACTACGAGGCGCTCAAGGCGCACCTCGCCGCGAAGGCCGAGCTCGATCGCGTGTGGGCGACGCTTTACCTCAGCATCCGCGAGGAGCTCAACGAGGCGGGCGAGAAGGTGACCGAGGCGATGCTCAAGGCCAAGGTCGACGCGCACGCCGACTACTTCGATGCGCGCATGCGCGCGGTCGCTGCCGAAGCCGAGAAGGCGCGGTTGTGGGGCGTGCTCGATGCGCTCCGCGCGAAGAAGGACGCGCTGATCAGTCTCGGTGCCAACGCGCGCGCGGAGATGAGCGGCATGCCGCACCTCCGCGGCGAGCGCCGTGGGGCGCGGGATGTCGAGAGCAACTACACCGACGACGCCGATTTCACGATCGAGGGGGACTGATGGCGACCGCGGAAGAGTGGATGGCGAAGACGCAGGAGGCGCGCGAAGCCGAGGCGTCGGATCGACTGCGTCGGCTCGTGGCCGTGTACGAGCGACCGCGCTTGCACTTCACTGGAGTGAAGTACGCGCACGTCGGTGTTGCGGATCTCCGCACGCTGCTCGACGAGCTCGACCGTCTGCGGAAGGCGATCCGCCGACCCTAGAGAAGCACCGGCCGTGGGGCGCTGCCCGTGGGCCTTGCAGAAAGAGAAGGATCGAATGGCAAGCAAGAAGCAGGATGCGCTGGTTCAGTTCGGCGACTTCACGCTCGACGACCTCGAAGAGCACACGCGGGAGGCGGCGCAGAACGCGCCGATGAAGGCCATCTGGCCGATCCCGCAGGGCAAGTCGATCGTGCGCGTGCTCCCGCCGCGCAAGGGCGAGAAGCTGATGAAGGTGGCCTACGTCCACTACATCGACGTCCCCGGTGTCGGGCGCGTCTCGTTCAACTGCCCTCGCCTGATGGCGAAGCGCCCGTGCCCGGTGTGTGCGCAGGAGGCGAAGCTGATGTCGACGGGCGAGGACGTCGACTTCCGCAAGGCGCGCAAGCTCTCCGCAAAGCGCCGTCTCTTCATGCCGATCATCGTCCGCGGCGAGGAGGACAACGGTCCGCGGCTGCTCGCGTTCGGCAAGATGATCGAGGATCAGCTCGTCGAGATCCGCAAGGACGAGGACGATGGCGGGAACTTCGCGCATCCCGGCGCCGAGGGCTTCGACCTCAAGATCAGCCGCACCGGCGAGGGGCCGAACGACACGAAGTACAAGGTGTCGAAGACGGGTGGCAATAAGCCGCTGAGCGACGACGCCGACCAGATGCGCGAGTGGATCGAGAGCCAGCCCTCGGCCGAGCGCTACCTGCGCGTGCTCGACGACGACGCGATCGAGGCGTTGCTGCGTGGCGAGAGCGTCGGCGAGAGCGAGGAGCGCCCGCGTTCGCGGCGTCCGCAGGCGCAGGGCGGCGGGAGCACGCGCTCGAAGAAGGCCGTCGCCGACGAGATCGAGGACGGCGAGATCGTCTTCGACTGAGGTCGTTCGGGCGCGGGCTCTGTCCGTGGGACCGGCAGGGGTGGTAGACCCTGCACGTTGGCGCGCCTTTGTCCGGGTCGAGTGGTGATCCGAAGAACGAAAGCGGGACGAGAGAGCAACGAGGCCCCAGCCCCGGGGCACACTCACACGGCCCTCTCCTGCCGCGACTACTACGCAGGTGCTCGTGGCCTGCGTGCTGCATCGATCTTACGGAACCAGCAACAGCGTCGGGCGTAAGCCCGCGGAACCTGGCAACCAGCTCGGTGCAGCACGGAGGCCACGATGGCGAAGAAGACAGAGAAGCGCGCGCAGGCCGAGTCGCGTGCAGCGAAGATGGCACGCGCGATCCAGGCGAAGTTCGGCGGCATGAGCGCGGCCGTGCCGGACGCCGATCAGCAGATCGAGACGACGACGACCGGCATCGACGTGCTCGACCACTACGTGCTCGGGCGGGGCGGGCACCCCCGTGGGCGCATCCTGGAGCTCTACGGGCCCGAGGGCTCGGGCAAGACGAGCTTCGGCTACCAGAGCATCGCGATGGCGCAGAGCGTGGGCGGTGTCGGCGTGTGGGCCGAGTCGCCGGGCGAGGGCGGCATCGACAACGAGCGCGCGCAGACCTTCGGGGTCGATCTGGCCAATCTCGTGATCCTGCGCCCCGCGACGCTGGAGCAGTTCTTCGACCAGGCGCGCTACGTGATCAGCATGCACGACCCCGACGACGGGCCGATGGAGTTCGTCTGGGACTCGGTCGCCGGCATGGTCACGGCCGAGGGAACGAAGCGCGACGCCGGCAACCGGAAGGTGGGCGACGTCCCGTTGATCATGTCCGACGAGCTCAAGAAGCTGCCGCCGCTGCTCGACAAGCACAACGTGCACATGACGGCGATCAACCAAGTGCGCGCGAAGATCGGCGTGATGTTCGGGGACAACACGACCACGCCGGGCGGCAACGCGCTCAAGTTCTACGCGTCGCAGCGGCTCGCGATCCTCGGCGGCAAGGCCGTCAAGGACAGCAAGGGGCAGCACATCGCGAAGATCGTCACGCTGCTGGCGGTGAAGAACCGGCTCGGCACGCCGTGGCGTAAGGCGAAGGTGCGCTTCGACTACGCCACGGGGTTCAACAACATCTGGTCGACGATCTGGCACGCGAAGACGTCGAAGCTGATCAAGTGTCGCGCCGAGGGCTTCGCCGGTCCCAGTCGTGAGGGGCTGGAGGTGTACCAGGAAGCGCTCGAAGCGCTCGGCTGGGAATCGCGGCTGGAGCTCCCCGAGCCGCAGGACGTGGTCGGCGCCGAGTCGATCGAAGAGGAGGATTCCGATGCTGACGATGACGACGATGCGGATGGGAGCGAGGATTGACGTCGACCGCCTCCGCTACGCGCTCGTCGTGTTCGACGATCCGTGGCGTGTGGTGCTCTTCCGCGTGGGGCGCTTCGGCGTCCTCGACGAGATCGCGTCCTACTCCTGCAAGCACCCGGTGACGGTGCAGCCCGGAGGAGCAGCATGAGCCCTGAACGGGAAGCCGCAATCCGCGCCGCGCTCGACAGTGGAGAGCTAGTGGTGCGGATCAGCTACGCGCGTGACCTACTCGCCGCACTTGATGAAGCGCGGGAAGAGGCCGCGCAGTGGCACCGAAAGGCGCAGCAGACAGACGACGTGCGTCTCCGTGACGCGCTGCTGGAGCGCGAACACATGCAGCGCGAGCGCGACGAAGCGCGCGACGAGGTCGAGCGGCTGCGGGCTCTGCTGCCACCGGCTGCGCACACGGGCGTTCGCAACGGGCCGGGCGAGGGCTCCTGGGCTGTCTTCGCCGCGAAGGTGGTGGCCGAGCGCGACGAGGCGCGGACGCAACTTGCGGCGCTGCGGCACGCCGTGAGCCACGCGATCCCCAGCGTCCGCGCGATCTATCGCGATGACGACGGCACGATCGCCTCCGTCGAGGATGAGATGCGCGGCACCGCTGACGCCGCCGTGGCGCACGACCGCCGCGTGCGCGCGGAGGCGGTGCGGGAGGCTTCGCGATGGCTGCTTGACTACGCGAAAACGGTGGTATCCAGGGACAACCGCATCAATCCGCGCGTGGCCGCGAAGAAGCTCCGCGCTCGCGCGGACGAGATCGAGCGAGGTGAGCGATGAGCGGCTACTACGAGCAGCGCGCCGTGCTGCGCGACGGCGATGCGGACGTCGAGATCGAGGTGCGTGGCGGCATGGAGCAGGACGACGGCTCCATGGGCTACGAGGTCACGGTGCGCCCATGCGTGCGCGCTGCGGGCGAGCGGGAGCGCGTCATGCGCGTGACCGCTGAGCAGTGGCGCGCGTGGGTGCGCGCGGTGGGGAGGCTGCGATGAGCCTGCATCGAGTCAAGCAGCGCCTCGGGCGCATGCTCGCGGAGCACGAGGAGGGCGAGCGCGACGGGCACTCGCCGACGGCGCAGGCGCACGCGACGTTCGCGGAGAAGCTGCGCGAGGACATCGCGGCGATCGACGAGGCGATGCGGCTTGCGTCGGTGATCGAGCATCTCGACGAGGTCATCGGCCGGAGACGCGTGGATCGGGGAGGTCAGCGATGACGAGGGACGAGGCCATCGCCCGAGCGCGGGCGGTTGTGTGTGCTGGTTGCGCCGACGAGGACCGCGGGCTGCTCCGCGAGATGTTCCGCGGGCTGCTCGAGGCGTACGACGAGGCGCGCGACCTCGACGAGGCGCTCGAGGTGCTCGAGGCGGAGATCGACGAGCACCTGCCCGAGTACGTGCTCGACGACGGCACGGACGAGCCGGCGAACGCCCGCGAGCGCGTGGAGTACGCGGGCGCGGAGATCGAGCGGCTGCGACGCGAGCGCGACGAGGCCCGGGAGGCGCTGCGCCTGAGCGTCTCCGCATGGGAGGCGGCAGGCATGCAGGGGCGCTCGGCACATGATGGGCTCCTCGCGCTCCAGCGTCGCGCCGAGCAGACCGAGCGTGAGCGCGATGAGGCCATCGCCCGCGCTGAGCGCGCGGAGGCGGCGCTCGCGGCGCTGCGCGAGGCGGCAGCCGGATTCGCGCACGCGATGGACATGGGCGGGGGTACCGATCTGGCCCGCGCCCTCGCCGACACCGCTGACGCCGCCGTGGCGCACGACCGCCGCGTGCGCGCGGAGGCGGTGCGCAAGGTGCGCGAGGCGGTCGTCGCGCTGGAAGCGGCGCGGCCGACCGATCAGGCCGAGTCATCGGCGGACACGCTAAAGGCCGTCGCCGAGATGCTGGCGACGATGGCCTCCGAGATCGAGCGAGGTGAGCGATGACTCGTCCGCTCTTCTTCGCCGTCGCAGACGTGCACATCGCCAACCATCGGCGCTTCGGGGGTCGCTACGTCGGCGGCCTGAACGCGCGCTTCCACGCCGTTTCCGGCACGTTGCAGGACGTGCTGTCGCGCGTGCTCATGTCGGCCCCAGTGGAGGGCACGCCGCCTCTCTACATCCTCGGCGATCTCTTCGACACCGCACGCCCGACGGTCGCCGAGGTCGGCGCGACGATGCGCGTGCTCTCGCTCTACCCCGAGGTGCACAAGTACGTCCTCCTCGGCAACCACGATCTCTACTCCGAGGAGAGCGACGACCACGCCCTCATCACGCTGCCGTTCGTCGACAGCGTCACGATCATCCCCGTCATGCGCACGCTGGTGTTCGACGAGTACGGCGCAGCAGTTCTGCCGTTCGTCTCGCGCCCGCCCGCGATGTGGCTTGAGGAGGCGCTGCACGCCGCGCGCGGCGACCTTGATGTGCGCGGTGCGCCGACCGAGACGCGCGTCTACTTCGCGCACCTGCGGATCTCCGCGGGCTCGCCCCCTGCCTACCTCCGGGGCGCCCCCGACTCGCT